TGCACAACCAGCTCACAATGCTCATGTAGAAGAAGTAGATAATTGGTTGAATGTACTCAATGGTGTACAGACCATCAATACTAAGAAGGGTAGATCAAAGCTGGTACCTAAGCTAGTTCGTAAACAAGCTGAATGGCGATATGCAGCTCTCTCAGAGCCTTTCCTGTCTACAGATGATCTATTCAACACTGCTCCAGCTACGTTCGAGGACAAGGCTTCTGCTGAGCAGAATGGACTAGTTCTGAACTACCAGATCAACTGTCGTATAGATAAGGTTAAGTTCATTGATGAGTATGTACGTACTGCTGTAGATGAAGGTACGGTTGTTGTTCGAGTAGGTTGGGAAGTAGAGGAAGATAAGCGTAAGGTCTATACTGATATTATAGAGCAGCAGCAGGTAGTAGGTCCTGATGGGCAGGTAGGTATCCAGGAAGTTAAGACTGGTGAGAAAGCTTCTACTAAGACCATCATAACTAAGAACCAACCTGTACTAGAAGTATGTGACTATAACAATCTAGTTATAGATCCTACTTGTAAAGGTGATATTGATAAAGCTGAGTTTGTTATCTATAGCTTTGAGACATCTCTTGCTGAACTTAAAAAAGATGGTAGATACACCAATTTAGATAATATCAACTTTGAGAGTGCTTCTGTATTAGCTGAACCAGATCATGCTATCACTGATGATACTAACTTTACATTTAAAGATAAAGCACGGAAGAAGGTAGTAGCTAGAGAGTATTGGGGATACTGGGATATCAATGATACTGGTGAAGTAACTCCCTTTGTAGCTACATGGGTGGGTAGTACCATTATCCGTATGGAAGAGAATCCATACCCAGATAAGAAGCTACCATTTATCTTAGTTCAGTACTTACCTAGACGTAAGGCTATCTATGGTGAACCTGACTCTGCTCTTACTGAAGACAATCAGAAGATTGTAGGTGCAGTAACTAGGGGTATGATTGATACCATGGGCCGTAGTGCTAATGGTCAGCAGGGTATGCGTAAGGATGCATTAGATGTAACCAATGCTCGTAAGTTTGAACGTGGTGATGATTACAAGTTCAATGCTAATGTAGATCCTAAGCAAGCATTCAATATGGCAGTATACCCAGAGATTCCTAGAGCAGCTCTAGAGATGATTAACTTACAGAACAATGATGCTGAAGCCCTAACAGGTGTTAAAGCCTTTACTGCAGGTATCTCAGGCCAGGCCCTAGGAACTACTGCTACAGGCATTAGATCAGCTCTGGATGCTACCTCTAAGCGTGAACTAGGTATCCTGCGTAGATTGTCCAATGGATTGAATCAGATCGGACGTAAGGTTATCTCTATGGACTCAGAGTTCTTAGAAGATGATGAGATCATCCGTATTACTAACGAAGAATTTGTACAGATAGATCGTAATGATCTTGGGGGAAAGTATGATATTAAACTTAATATCTCAACTGCAGAAGCGGATGAGCAAAAAGCTAGCGAGCTTGCATTCATGCTTCAAACAACGGGTAACTCGATGCCATTGGAAGTAACTCAGATGATCCTATCTGATATAGCTAAGTTACGTAAGATGCCTGAGTTAGCTAAGCGTATTGAAGAATATAAACCAGAACCTGATCCAATAGCTCAACAGACTGCCCAGCTTGAGATGCAATTATTACAAGCACAGGTACAGAACGAATCAGCTAAAGCTCAAGAGAACACAGTGGATATTTCATTAAAGACCGCCAAGACCCAAACAGAACAGGCAAAAGCACGTAATCTAAATAGTAATTCAGATAACTCTGATTTGGATTTCGTTGAAAATGAAAGTGGTGTTAGTCGGGCGCATGAGCAACAGATTACTCAACAAAAGCATGATAATGAAATGCAGAAAAAAGAACATGATCGTCTCAGTAATTTAGATGGAAAAGCGTTTGATAAATTGGGAGAAACTAAATAAATGTATTTAGTTTATATGCATACTTGCTGTATATCCCGAAAAAAATATATTGGATTAACTAAGCATTCCATAGAAATTAGATGGCAGCAGCATATTTCTGAAAGTAATCAAACTAGGCGTAATAATCATTTTATGAGCGCTATACGCTTCTATGGTATAGAAGTTTGGGAACATGATGTACTACAAGCGGATATACCTACATTAGCTGAAGCTGCAAAGATAGAACGTATGTACATACACAAATTTGATACTTTTGAGAGTGGGTATAATTCTACCTACGGTGGAGAGGGTGTCGATATACCAACTGGGGAAGATCACCCTTTATATGGTATTCCTAAAAGTGCGGAACATACTGCTAAATCAGTAGTGGGTCGTAAGAAAAATAGAGATACGTGGTCTAAGGAAAAAGTAGATGAAGTAGCTTTAAATATATCCAAAGCAGCACTACTTAGGTATGCCTCTAAACACTACTCTTTGTATCACCAAAAACATGGTATTGTGAACGGCTTACTTAGTATTATTCGTAAAGAGTATAATATACATTCAGAAATATACAATGTAGTCAGTGGGAAGCGTAGGCATATTCAAGGATGGTTTAGGTGGAGAGGATTAGATGGTAATTACGATGTACATCCTATCTACGTATTTAAACACAGAGATTACGGACAAGAAACCCTTACCTTGAAAGCTATGGCTAAGAAGTATAATCTATCTAAGGGTAACTTATGTATGGTGGTTAAAGGGCAACGTAATCATACTAAAGGATGGTATTTACATGCAGGGTAAAGAGCATGATAGGTTATCTTCTCTTGACAAAGCAGCCTTTGATGCGTTAAACAAAGATAACTAACTTTTAACTTAACTAACTTACACATAAGGTATATACCATGAGCCAGTTGCATAATGTCGAGATAGAGATTGACGTAGCTAAAGAATTGATTGCAGTACGTGATTCTTATGTTAAGCTCTCTGATAACAAATTCTTTAAGGAAGTTATCTTAGAGGGTTACTTCAAGAAGGAAGCTGCTCGGTTAGTTATGGCTAAGAGTAATCCTAACTTGGATGAAGCTATGCAGAAGAATCTAGATAATAAGATTCTTGGTGTTGGTGGGTTAGTTCAGTACTTTAATGAGATACTCCGTGTAGGTGATATGGCACAAGAAGCATTAGGTCAGCAAGAACAGACTCGTGAAGAGATTCTTGCAGAAGAGATTAACTAATGGGTGTTGATGCGCTGGGCCTATCGGATGCAGAATTCATGGAGCAGGGTCCTGAGGCTTTTTTAAGTGAAGAGGCTACAGAGACCCCCGAAGTTGCAGAAAGTGCAGCAGAGGAAGCTACAGACGTTATAGATAATAGCTCTGATGATCAAACAGAAGAGCTTGATAGTGAAGCACAGGAGCAAGCTGAGGATACACCTGATGAGGAAGAAGTAGGCCAACCTGCGGAGGATACTCCAGAGGAGCTTGAAACTCGATCAGAGAGTGTAAACACAGAATCTCAAGATACTAGTAAGCCAGACTCGACAGACACAGATGAGGATACTCAGGAAACTACAGAGTTTGATTACGAAAGTGCGTTCAAGAAGGTGACTGAACCTTTCAAAGCCAATGGCGCAGATATGCAGGTAAAGGATCCTGCAGACATTGTTAGACTCATGCAAATGGGAGCTAACTATCAGAAGAAGATGGCACAGTTAAAGCCTAATCTAAAGCTGATTAAGATGTTAGATAATAATCAACTACTTGATGAAGGTAAGTTGTCTAACCTAATTGACTTGTCTAAGAAGAACCCCAAGGCTATTGCTAAGCTTATTAAAGAAAGTGGGATAGATCCTTTAGATGTAGATACAGAGAGTTCTACGGATTACAAACCAACAGATTACTCTGTATCAGAGAAGGAGTACGATTTAGATCAGGTGCTTGAAGGTATTAAAGATACTAAATCCTTTGGTAAGACTATTGATGTACTTACCAAGGAATGGGATTCTAGCAGCAAGACTGCTATATCAGACAATCCTGAGATCATCAGTATCATTAACAGACACATGGAGAATGGTGTGTTTGACAAAGTTAATACAGTACTACAGCAGGAGAAGACCCTAGGTAAACTAGAAGGAGTTTCTGATGTAGAAGCGTATAGACAAGTTGCTGAACATTTGCATAAGACTGGTGTACTTCATGAACAAACTGGCAGTAAAACAGCACCTGTACAAGAT